CAAGAGGAGACTTTTACTGAGGAAGTTGCTAGTTCCAACCCATTCAGAGGGATGGTGCAATCTATCACTAAGCAATATCCTAGATTAGGAGGGGCGGATTGGCAGGTTTTTTATGGAGATCAAAAAAATAATCCTAGACGCGGTCATCTTGAATTTTATCCACCTGATGAACGAGATAACCCAAGACCAGGAAGCCCATCCATAGAAGTATTTGATAGAAGTGTTCGTGGGGATGATCTTAGACAAATGGTATTCGGGGATATGTTACATCATTTAAGTGGCACAGATCCACAATGGAAAAAACTACGACAGCAATATTCAGATACTATTTCCCAAGAACAAAAGAAACGAGAGTATGAATATGAAGTTACTAATTTTGGGGAAACTAGGGATATAAAGAAATGGTGGGATGTTTCTAGGTTAGATGCTCACGTTAGGGGATATATAGCTGATCAATGGCCTAAAGATGAGGGACTTTATTCTGACAAACAAAAAGGGATTCTTGGAGAAATGCAACAATTATTAACTCAACCTCGCGGAGCTAAATGAATCTTGCGGAATTGATCTTGCGTGAACCTGCAAACGTGGATTGGGATAGGGTGTATAATGAAGCTCCAGGTCTTTTTACACTTGCAATGGACATTAAGAATAATGGTGTAAAGCAGCCAATTATATTAGATAAAGACGGGAAAATAGAAGATGGAATCCATCGTATCTTTGCATGTTGGCTGCTCTCATGGAAGGATGATATTCCAACCGAGGTGAAAGGATGATCGAAGCTCCAATAAAAACCTCATCTGGCGGAACTGATGTCTTTTATGGTAAGGAAGGTCCTACAGAGAAACAGAGGATATTTAGAGATGCTCACCATAAATACAAGTTATTTGGGGGTGGAGTAGGTGGTGGTAAAACATATGCCCTTTGTGCTGAGGGGTTACGTCTCTCCATGATGTTCCCTGGAAACAGGGGCTTCTTGGGGAGACATGAAGCTGAGGCTTTTCGTAAAACCACCCTAGTCACCCTACTCAACTTAATAGCAGATATGGAGCAGGAGACAGGGCAGAGGATAATTGCCCACAACGGACATAATCAAACTAAGAAAGAGATAATGTTAGTGAATGGTTCAGCAATTATATACGGTGGTCTAGGTGGTAGGGAAGATATGGATAGGATCAAGTCATTGGAAATAGGTTTCTTTTGTGTGGATGAAGCATCTGAAACGGTGCATGAAGTTATTAATATGCTTAAAGCCCGCCTTAGGTGGAAACTCCCCGGAGGTCAATACCCAAGGTTCTTTGGATTATTTGCTTCTAACCCAGAACCAGGATGGTTAAAGAATACCTTTGTTGTGCCACAACAGCAGGGTGTTCCACTCGATGACCACCTGTTCGTCCAATCACTCCTCAAGGACAACCCCTGGCTACCTCCCGAATATCTAGCCAATCTTAGAAGAGATAATCCAGAGAGCTGGGTGCGTAGATATATAGATGGATCATGGGATGCTGTTGAAGGGCAAGTCTGGCCTGATTTTGACTTCCAAACGCATGTCCTCCCCAATGATGAGTGCCCTGTGGATATACCGTATCCAATTAAAGGTACTCACACTGTGCTAGGATCTCTAGATCATGGCCAGACGAACCCGACTTGCTTTCTAGGGATGTATATAGACCAAGATGAGAATATCTTGGTATATGATGAATATTACAAGAAAGGTCTAGTTAGTGACCATGTGTTGAATATAGAACAGCAATTTGATTTACCAGCTATGGATGAATTAGTGGCAGATCCATCTATTTGGGATAAGAATAGAGAGAAAGATGGGATGGAGTGGTCAGTTGCGGATGAATATGATGAGAGAGGGATTTACTTAACAAAAGCTAATAATAGTAGGGAGTCTGGTTGGAATAGAGTTGGAGAGTATTTTAGGTCTGACAAAGATCACTTTCATCCATTTATGGAGAAGAAAGGGGCTCCTAGGATATATATTTCTAAGAGATGTCGAAATCTCTTAACAGAGATTCCTGAGTATATTTGGAAGAAAACTTCAGATACCTCTGCTAACCCAAAGGAGGAGGCTAGAAAGCTTAATGACCATGCTTGTGATGCGTTGAGATATGGAGTTATGACTAGATCCTCTCCATATGAACAGAAGAGGAATGATGATGCACCAGTTGGGTCATTTAACTGGATCATTAAACAGAGAGGGAATGGGAATAAGAAGGGGAGGCTAGTTAATAGATGAGTGATCGTTCTATATATGGAAGACATGAGTCATATTCTGCAGGTGGCCCAAAAATATCTAGGGAGGAATATGATACTTATATGGAGGGTGTTATTAAGAAATATAGAGCGAAAAGAAAAGCTAAGAAGAAAGTCCCTAAGGTTAGAATAGAGATGGAAAGACCTATACCAAAGAAGAAAAAAGAAAGTTTATGGGAACTAAAGAAATATCATACTTTTGAAGATCAGGATTTAGCTGAAAAGTTCCCTGCTCATATAGGCGGAGGAAGAACTAGTATATTACCAGCACTTCCAAAAACAAGAGAAAAATGGGAGGCTAAGTGGCCTGAGGACTTTGACCCCTCTCTATATACTTTTGGTTATAATAGTGAATATCCAATTCCATCTGATAAGGTAATTAATAGGGAAATCCAACTTAGGAAACTTGCTAGTGAATTAGCTAAGAAACTAGAGTCTATGCCTAAAGATAAGGTGATGCGTCATATTCAAGATAATTGGCAGGGATCAGGATCTTTTGGAGCAGATGCTTTAAAAAGAGCTACTGGAAGTCCTGAAGGGTATTCTATAGGACCTCATGCATTTCCAAGGGGGTTTAAGACACTACCACTACCCAGAGATAAACGACATGAAGACTATTATGATCTTCATGAACAAGGTAAGAGAAGATTAACTAGGGGAAAATAATGAGCGAACCTACTAAAAAATACAAAAGGTGGTTAGATAGAGTCAAGTTCGCTAGGGACACTCAGGAAAATAAGATAAATGATAATATTGACTTATCTTATAAATACTACCAAGGTAAGCACTGGGGTCATAATATAGAGGATGACCTTCTATACAATGATGAGATAGTGGATAATATGGTCTATACAGCAGTAGCTACCATAAAACCATCCATTATCCTAAATAGACCAAAGATATTCGTTAAGCCTAAAAGAAGGCAACTAGAAACTAGGCAAGGTCCGATAGACGCAACGAGCGCTGCTCTTCGGATGGAGGGGTTGGCTAACTTTTTAATGGATGAGTTGGAGATCCAAGATGAGCTAGAGAAGTGTGTCGTTGATGCACTTCTAGCCCCTCAGGGTTATGTTATGGTAGGTTTTGATGGTAAAGCTATTGAAAGTGATATTATTTCAATGATAAGGAATGAGGAGATTTTCGTTAGGAGAATATCACCTAAGGATGTTATAAGGGATCCAGAGGCAACAGATCATGATTTAAAAGATGATAAGTATATCTGCATCAAGTGGGTTAAGACATTGGATGAATTGAAAGATGATCCAAATCTAAAGAATACCTCTGACTTAAAACCTAACTCACTTGTAGAGCCCAATAAGAAGGATATGCTTGGCTCTTTCACCATCAAGAGATTTGAAGATGATGCGGATTCTGCTTTTACTTCGGAAGAGAACGATTTAGCTCGTGTTGAGGGATATGATGTTTGGGACAAAGAGAATCAAACATTCAAAGTAGTCGTGCTAACGCATGATAAATTTCTGAGGGACGATAATGAGTGGCCTACTAAGTTCGACAGATTCCCAGTTGAGCCCATCTGGTTCAATTTCAACCCTGATGAAACACACGCTCTTGCGGATACAGATGTTTATCTTAGCAAGCAAAATTTGCTTAATAGGATCTTGTCTAAGGTTTTGGATCACGTTAAGAGGGCGGCGGATCAAAAGTACGCTTACAACAAGAGAACAGTGGATCGCAAAGCAGCTGAAGATTTTGCTAAAGGCCCTTCAGCCTCGATAATTGGTGTTAAAGGCGATCCCGCTAATGGGATCGCGATAATTAGAGATGCAGCTGTATCAGGTGATCTTTATGCAACTGCTTCAGCCTTAAAAGCGGATATATTCAGAGAGTTAGGAATCGGGCAATTTGAAGCTGGTGGAGCTGAGAAACTCCAGACCGCTAAGGAGGCATCCTTAATTCAGCAGGGTATTTCATCTCGAAGGGCAGATAGATCAAAGATGGTGGAGAAGTTTTATGCTAGAGTTATTCGAAAGGTTCTCCACGTTGTTCAGCAGCATGTACAAGAGGATAGTGAGATACCACTGGATGATTCAACTTTTGATTCTTTACAGAGAATGAATCCCGGTGCTTTGGCGGCTAGTGAGCCATTTGTCGGTGATTTGGGTCAAGAGGTTGTTGAGAACTATCCCTTTATGAAGTTAGATAAAGATTTGATTAGAGGTGATTTTAACTTTAAGATAGTTTCAGGTTCCACTTCTTCTGAGAGTGATATGATTAGATTGCAGAAGGCTAAGTTACTATTTGACTTTGCTATGCAAAATCCATTGATAGATAGGGTTGAGTCAACTAAAGTTATAATGGAGCTCGGTGGGTTTGAGGAATATCTTGGTAGGCTAATGAGGAACCCAGCTGAGGTACAGAGAGAAGCTCAGATGAGAGCTCAGCAAAGACTACAGGCTGAGATAGCTGTTGATAAGCCGAAACGAGATACTGATCTACAGAAAACTCAGATGAAGTCAATGACTGCTCTACAGCAAGAACAAATGAGACAAGCAGGGGAAACTCAAAGAACTAAGGAAGATAATCAGACCAAGACGTTAACTAAAATGTTTGATATGGCTAAAGATAGGAGTAAAGATAATGGCAATTAGATTTGGAGTAGATAGACCAAATACTGCATTGTTTGGTAATCAGTTGCAGAATCCTAGTGGGTTAGCACCAGCTAGACAGGCAGGTATAGCAGCACCAGAACCAGGTGATATGTTGAATTATATAATGTCTGCAGCTCAACAGAGACAGTCTGATCAACAGGCAGAAATTCAGAAGAAGAATATGATTCAGCAGCTAATGCAAGTTATGGCACAAGGTCCTGGTGGTGATATTAATGCTGGTATGGCTCGACCAGGGCAACCTGCTATGGGCTTTGGTTTAGGGCCAGTTGGGCAACAGCCTTTAGGGACTGGCCCTGGTGGAACACAAGGACCAATAGACTTTACAGCAGGTAGCTTTACTGGTGGTGGTACTGGAGGAGGGCTTGGACAAGGACCAGGTGGCTTTGCGGCTGGTGGTGGTCTTGATATGCCTGGATTTCTTGGTAGTGGAGGTGGTGGTATGTTTGGTGGAGGTGGAGGTGGAATCTTTGGGAGTGGAGGAGCATTCTAATGCCTTCATATGACCTTTTGTGTGAAGATTGTGGACACGAGTGGGAAGGTTTTGCCATCATAGCTAACAAGGACAATATCCAATGCCCTAAGTGTAAAGAAGCTTTTGGGATTACCCAGATTACATGTAAGAGTGACCCTAATTTCTTCTGCATTGGAGATACAGCATATAATGAAAGTGCTGGGATTACATACACAGGACCACAGGATCTTAAGAATAAAGTAAGAGAAGCTGGATTACAG